GAGCTTGAACCCCATGTGCCGCGCGACCATGGACCAGTTCCCCAGCCGGTACCGAACGTCACTGTGTCGAGGCCCGGGTTGATCTGGTACGCCGCAACCGTCAGGGTGCCGCCGTCGCCTGTGTCGGAGGCCGTGGCTGCAACGCCCACGTCGATCTCATACGAGTTCGTATCTATAACACGTGTGATCTGGTGCTCGGCGTTCAGGACATCGGCGGTAATATCGCCACCAAGACTAGCTGCATCTGAGAACGTGATGAATGCGCTAAGACGTGCCCCGTGCAGCGTGTGGGACACCACGATCGTCGTGGACCCCGTCGTGGCGGCAAAGGTCGTCGCACCTGCAGCGGTCGTCAGCCGGATTGGCGTGATATCTAGGGGCTGCCCGCCCTCGGCGATGTAGTATTTCAGGTTTGTCCCGAGGCTCAGCAGTTGTTTACCTGTCAGCGTCACCCAAGGATGCAGGGAGCGGGCTGTGCCGACGAAGGTCTGACTGTTGAAGCTCGACCACCCGCCGATGGTTTCAGGAAACGCTTCGCGGAAGCGGATCTTGTCGCCGTCCACCCAGCCGCCCTCGTTCGCGAACGGAGTAATTTCGCGGTTGATGCCGGGCTTAAACCTGAGTGGGGTGAGAGTCATTTAGTTACTCCGGCGCTACGGGCCAGTTAATGTCCATGGGGAAACCCGCCTGATCCGGCACATCGCGCAACGCCTGCCGGTAGGTGGCCCATGCAGCTTGGTCTACAGGTGCGTCTATTACCTGTGTCCAGTCGGACTGGCTTAGGAGGGCGTCACGCTTGTTGCGGGCTTCTGTGGTTAACTCGGTGGGAGTTTTATTGCCTATAGTCCAACCCCAAACATAAGTCCCATCACCTTGAACTGCAGGCTGCTCGTCACGCTTGGCAACTTGTCCTTCGTTGACGTTCGGTTTTTCCGTTTGGGTCACGGGAAACACGCCCAGTGCGGCCAAAGTCGAAAGGTTTGGCTCTTTCGGGAAAGAGGTGTTGGGGTTATCTTGGCGCAACTGGAGAAACGTGTACCGCTCTGCATTACCGTCTGTAATTTTAATGTACATCAGCAGTTATCCTTTTTCAACTTCACAGCACCAGACCAATCGGTTGATAGTGCCTGTGTACGATATGTGAGCACCTTGCGAGAAACTTGACAGCGCATGGTCCTCTTTGTAAGCCAACCCCGAAAGATTAATCCAATCATCAAATGGCCCAGACACGGCGTCTACGTTCACAGTCGTAATACCATAATGCCCCCCCACAAGCGCGTTCCCGTTTTCTGGTGTTAGACCAGAAAGAGCTGGGAAGATTGGGTCTGCTGTTCTAGTTTGAGACGTGTCAACCAGCACAGAAGAATTTGGTACACTTACAGCGTTTCTCAAAATTAACCCTTCTCCATAATCAAGGGCTGTGCTGAATGACAAGCTGGATATAGAGTTATCATCGTCAATGATAAACATTAGGCGAAAACACCTATCAAAGAAAGTGCCTAACGAGTTATCAAAGTCTGCGGAGGTAATGTTTGTAAAGCCAGCTAGAAGGCTGGGAATAGTCCTGTTGTTGTCGCCTAAAACAACAAGCAGCATGTCCCCCGCCTCATGTGCTGGGATTGCCATTGTCCCTGACTGTGATACAGAGGTCATCATATCGACGACCTCGACGGGGCCAAGCCCCCCCGCCGCCGCACCTAACCCTTTTTGCCTAGTAACCATATTAGCCACCATCCCCTGTACGACGACCATAGAGCGTTGAGCCAACCTTCTGAACTAACACAGGCGTCACTGTGGTAAGCCCAAGGGTAGGGGCTACTGCATTGTCTGTGAGCCATGTGATCGTCGGCCATGTGATTGTGTACGCTGTGCCGTCTTGGATAAGCAACTCAACAAACTCGCCATCAGTAAGGCTGTCTGTAGGGCTTGAATTTCCTGTCAGCGTCCACTCTTGAACTGTACCGTTTGCAGGATCAATCGCAGGCGTTGTACCTGCTGGCATTGTACCTGTTTGCTCCTCAATAGAGCCAGTAAAGACTGGGTTGCTTGACGGGGCTTTGCTATCAATCTGGTCCTGAATAGGCGAAGTCACACCATCGACGTAGCTTAGGTCCGTCGTGAGCGGTACCCCATCCAGCAAGTTCAGCTCAGCAGTTGAGGCCGTGATGCCGTCCAACAATGCAAGCTCGGCGGCAGTCACGGCGCTTACTGCGACCTTGCCGCTGGCGTCGGAGACCAGAGCGCGCGACACTGCAAGATCATCCGATGTGATTGTCGTTGCGGCACCCGTGATTGTCGCCTGCTTACCGTCAATCTGCGTCTGAATTGCTGAGGTTACACCATCGACGTAGCTTAGGTCCGTCGTGAGCGGTACCCCATCCAGCAAATTCAGCTCCGCCGCTGACGCGGTCACGCCGGCCAAGGTCAGATCAGGAACAAACGTAGCCGTCAGGTCTGCAACCGCTGCACCGGTGCCCGCGCCGTTGGCGTAGACAATAGCGCCCGTGCCCGAGGGGATCGTCACGTTGCCGCCCGACCCTTGGGTCATGATTACATCCTCGGATGTAGTGTTGCGAATGAAGTATACTTTCTCGGCGTCGTTCGGAGAGATCGTGACCGTGTTTGTGCCCGAGGGAGACCCACCGAAAACAACGAGCCCGTACTGCCCGTCAGACAAAACACCGTTGGCCGTAATGAGATCGTGCGTGGTTCCTGTCAGCGACACAGCGCCGACGCCGTTGGTCAGGCGGTCGACAATCTGCATGTTGAGGTTGACCACGTCACCCCAGACGCCGTCTTTCTCGCCGTCCGATGGCAGCTCGATCCCGCCGTTGTTCGTGAATGTACTTGGCATGATTCGTCCTTACGCTGCGTGCGGCTTTGCCGCAGTATACATCGAGTTATGTCGTGCGTCTACCTACGCAATCCGGATCACCGCCGTGTCCGCCGTTGCATCAGGGAACTGCACTGTGAATGTCGTGCCGCTGGCCACCTTGTCTGCACCGAAGTCCAATACAGCCACCGCGGGGTTTCCGGCAACAGAGCTGTTATACACAAGCCCGCCACGTGCGGTCAGGGTGGCCCCGGGCCACTCCGCGTCCTCGAATGTGACGAATGCCGTAGTGCCAGAGTTCGCTATCGCTAGAGCCGTGAGACCAACCCCGCCTGCAGTGTAACCCGCACCGGCAACCTCGTTGCTCGCGCCGTACGCCGCGGTGTCGGCGTTAAGCACCGCCTCGTTGGTATACAGCGCCAGCTTGAACGTATGCGCCGTGAAATCATGCACGCCCGCGAGCAGCTCCCCCTTGAACGACGTGGCGAGGTAATTGCCAGTAAACATCAGGCTCTCCCATCTCTATAGTCGTCGCGGTTAGACCGTGCGTCGATCATACCGAGTTGCGCCAACGCCTCGTTGTACCGGTCAAGATACATCTTCATGATGTCAGCATCGCCCTTCATATAGGTGTACGCCTCCACGAGCGTGCCATACAGCAGTGCGGTGTCCGCGTTCTCGCCAAGCCACGATGTGCTCGCCGTGACGATTGACTCTGGGTCGCGATAGTAGTGTAGTTCGATCTGGTAGTCTACATCAGGTGTCGGCCCAAGGATAAAATTACCCTCGCTCGCACCCACATCGCCGCTGTACATGCCATAATACTTCGGGCGCCCAGACGTGGTTGGATACGGGTATGCCTCACGGATGAAGTTGACATCTTTGTCCAGCAGGTATGTATACTCTCCCGCGGCACTGATAAGAGCCATGGAGAACACAGACAGGAAATCAGTAGGGCGCGTGATAAATCGCGTCCCAGATGTGACAGACAGGGTGACGTTGGCGCGGAACTCCGGCAGCATCACAGTGCGATAGATGCGCTGCTCCGCCTGCCGTACGAACGTGGGGATATTATTGACGAAAGTCGTTTCCGAGTTTTCGCAGTAGTTCTGAATCAGCGCTACGAGTTCCGCATATGTCATGGCTTAGCCGCTCCGCGAGTATTTGCCGCCTTTGGTAGCCGCACCGCACCCACGTGCCATGCCGCCCTTGGCGTACTTTTTCGTCTTCATGGCACCACCGGCCATTTTTTTCTTCGGTGCGCGAGAGTCACCGCGTTCTGCTTCGGGGGTCACGTCAACTGAACCCGGGCGTGCGCGTGGGCGCATCGGCTTCTTCTTGGGTGGACGAGAGTCACCGCGTTCGGCGTTAGGCGTCAGATCGACTGGACGGCCGCGAGGGCGTGTTGATGTGGTAGGCGCTTTAGCCTTCTTCTTCGTAGTACCTTTGGCCATGTCAGCCTCCTGTGGTTACGGTGACAGCGCCGACTGCGCCCACCATGGATGTTACTGAGTCTCCGACAGGACGCCAGCCAAATAATCCGCGGCTTTCTGCGAGAGATGTGTCAGGGCGTGGGTCACGCAGCGACTGCGGGTCAACAACACGCACACGACCCAAGAAGTTCTGTGGGTGGTCTGGGTCTACCACGTCCTTGCCGACACGCATACCGGTCTTCTGCCCATCACGCACTTCCCAGACAAGATCCTCGAGCGGGTAGCGGAACCCAGTACGGTCGCAAAAACCGAACGCCCGTTTACCTGCAGAGTACGTCATCGGTATCCGCCCCCGGGAGTAAAGTGGCTCGACGCGCGGTCCGAGTCTTCGTCGGCGGCAAGCTGAAATTGTGCGTTATATTCGTCGCGGAGTGCCGGTGCGCGCATGGCGGCCTCGGGCTTCTTCATTGCGATGTGGAACGCCAACCCCGACACGAGCGCCGGGATAAACCGCGGCGGGATGGCTGCGCTGCCCGCGATGCCAGACTCAAGGCCGTCAATGCCTTTGAGCCGATAATAGGCAACCGAGTAAGCGCTGTCAGGCACAGGCCACACGGTGAATTTCACGTCGCTGACGCCACGATCCACGTAGATCTGAGTAGGACGCCCCTGTGTGTTTTTGTTGGTCTGCTGGGCGTATGTGGAGACGCTGATCCGCTGCAGTGCCGTATCAATCTGGTTGGTACCTGTGCCGGTGCGCAGCTGGTGCTCGATGATGTCGATCGTATCCGTGGGCAGGGTATAGACCGCGGTGCCCGCAGTAAGCGGAGCGATGCCCGACTCGATCGTAAAAAGGTTCAGGCCGCGGTTCTGCCACTCCAACGTCAGCATGTTCAGGCTGCGTCGCACAGTCTTCAGGTCGTAGCCCGACCGCATCTCGAGGCCAGCGCGCTCGAAGGCCTCTTCGAAAATCTCGGATAGGTCTGGTACGACAACGGCCATGGCTTACTTCCTGTGCTTCGCCGTCTTCTTGGCGATCTTCTTGGGCTGCGCGACGTGCTGTTTGCCCTTTTTCGTACCGGCCCGCTTGGCCCGTGTGGTGGCAGCATACTCTTTATCGCTCAAAGACTCACGCGCTTTTTTCGGTAGG